GAAATTATTGTAGATATTGTTGTAGAAGGTGTGGATAAAACCTATACACAAGCAGATGTTAATGACGGGACAATTGAAAGAGACCAAGAGCGTATAGATAATGAATTAGAGTTTGGTTGTTTTATGACTAATGCACAAATTGAACGTGGCGATTGCATTATAATTATAGAAGTTTATGAAGAAGAAGATTATGAAGAAGAATACGATACCAAAGAAGAACTTTTCAATGATGTTGATGTGGTTGATGAAGTGGAAGATGAATTTATTGAAGAAGAATTTATTGAGCTTAATGAACAAGAGATTGAAGAACTTGAAAAACAAATGGAGTTTGAAGTTAAAGAACTTGAACTTAAAGAAGAAGTTGAGTTATTTGAATTTGATAGCGAGGAAGAAGCTAAAAAATTTATTGAAACGTTTATTGAAGTTGAGGAGTTCCTTGAAGAACTAGAAGAAGTTGAAGTAGAAGAAATTATATTTGAGGACATACCAAAAGATATAATTATAGAAATAGAAGATGAGATTATAGAAGATGAGTTGGTCGAAGAAGTATTTACAGATGAGTCAGAAGCAGAAACAGAAGTTCAAGAGCAAGTTGTTGAAGAAGAAGTAGAACTTACAGAAGAAGAAGTCAAGATAGAAGTAGCAGAGCTTGAAGAAGTTATAGAGGAAATAATTGTTTTAGACATTCCTAAAGTTACAGAAGAAGAACTTGAGGAATATACAGAAGAAGAACTTATAGAGTATGAGGAAGCAAAGGAAGAAGCTATTGAAGAATTTGTTGAAGAACTTGAGACCGAAGAAGTTGTTGAAATCTTGGAAGAAATTAATGATGTCGGAGTGGAGAATCTTGCAGAAGTTAGCCAAGAAGTTATTGAAGTTGTAGCACAAGTCGTTGAAGAAGTTATCACGATTGCACAAGAAGAAGTCCTAACAGAAGAACAGACCGAAGTTGTTGCAGAAGTATTAGGGTTTACAGAAACAGAAGATGTACAGATAATTGCAGAAGCAGTTAAGACTGATGAGAATGTAGCACAAGCAGTAGATGAGTTTGTAGAGAGAGCCGTAGAGTTTGCTAAGAATGATTCAGACCAAGAGTTTACTTTAGCTGACGCTACAACAGAAATTGCCTTTGAGTCTTTTGTTGCTTCGCCTGTAAGTGTTATTATAGACATAGATTTAGACGCAATAAATTTAAATAGTATCGCAAATGATATGACGACTGACCAAAAAGAAAAGGCACAAGAAGTAATAGTGCCGACAATCTTGGTTAGGATTGTATCGTTTGCTATGAGGAGATTTGATTGATAAATAAATTGTGGTCTTGGTTTATACAAGCAGTAAAAGAAACGCTTAACCTTGCGTGGACTTTAGTGGGTTTGATAATTGCAACTTTAACATTGACTGGACAAGCTCAACAGATAACTGCAATAGCTACATTAATTACATTGGCTATATGGTTGTTAACGATAGGATTTAGAAAATAATGTGTACAACAACTCAGAATGATAGAGGAACGTATGTAACAATATGCAACGCTAAGTATGGTCAAATGAGTTGTGAGGAGAGTAATGAGTAACGGATATACAAACAAGGAAATGCTAGAACTTATATTGAAAAATCAGGATAGATTACACGACAGAATTGACGACATAGAAAATAAGATAAATACTAAAATCTCAAGACAAGAACTTTTTGCTACATCAACTCTTATATTGCTTGTTGTTGGTGCAATTACACAAATGTAATAAATCTTCTTTTCGACTTGCATACTTTATAATCTTTGATTATTATTCATAGTATGAATGAAACATATAAATCAGAGACTTTAGACAATAGAGAATTTATACTAACTTCTGACAATTTAGTTAAGTTAGAATGTGGTAACTGTTCAGGTAATGGTAGGCTTGTAGCTTTTAAACACAATGCAGACGGTGTTTGTTTTAAATGTGACGGACTTGGTTTTACTACTGTAACTATGGGAACAATTAAAAAATGGGAAATAGATAGAGTTGCAAAGGATAAAGAAAACGCTGAACTACAAAGAGCTTTTGCATATAAGGTTACAGTACAAGAAGTATCTCCTGAAACACTTATTGCTTATAAACTAAGCAAGGTTGTTGTTTTAAACAATGGATTACAAGAAGTTACAGGCACAGTAACTAACAAATATTTTGCAGAAACTTCTTATGGTAGCCAAGAAAAATTAGTTTTAGATGTAAATGGTAATACACTTTGGGTCAATGTAACTAAAGCTCTTGAAGATGTTAATAAAGATGACACTATAACAATAGAATTAGAAGTCAATATGTTTAACGTTGATGAAAGAAAAGGCTCAGGCAAAGCAGGTAGAAGAAAACTTACCAATCACATAAAAGCATAATTAAAAAGACCCTTGAAGCTATTGCTAGTATCAAAGGTCTTTTTTTATATTTTAATCACAAATTACAAAATTTACGATTAAACTTATTCCTATGAAAGTAAAAGGAACAAGTTGTATGTTTTGTGGAAATCAGCTTACCACAAATCGTGGTACTTTGTTATGTGATAACAAAATTTGTATTCACAATCACAGGAAACATACTAACTTACAGAGAACGTCTTAACTTAACAAAGTAAGGAGTAGTAATGCCTTCTTTAATTATTGAAGGTGTAATCTCGTGTCTCTTGATTATGCCACCGAGCGTGGATAACTTAGAGAAGTTTATTGATTGCAGGGAACAATATAATAAAGTAAAAGTAGTCCAAGAGTGGATTCCTCTATTACAAACATACTTCAAAGAAGAAGATGTTTTGCAAGCTAGCCTAATGATATTTTGTGAATCAACTGGCAGACCAAGAAGTTATAATAACAATACTAATGGCACGCAAGATATTGGTTTGTTTGCTATGAATGATACGACTTGGAACTGGCTACAAGATAAATTAGATTTTACTGGCGATAGACGAGACCCAGTATTAAATACAAGGATTGCTAGTTGGCTTTTCTATAATGACGGAAGGGGGAAACATTGGTACAGTTCAGAACATTGTTGGGACTATGATTTTTGACGAAGTAATATTAGACGATTTAGATGAGGAGTTAAATGATACAAACTTACAATTTTGCAGACCAAGACAAAGTTGGAAAAATGGGAGAGCAGTTAATACTAAAGCATTACAATACTCTTACAGACGAAACAGGAAACAAATACCACGCAAGACCAACTCGTATGTCAGAACAACTACAAGGTGCAGATATTTGGGTGTTCAACCAAGAACTAAAAGACAATTACATAGAGGTCAAAACAGATACGCAAATACAAGATACAAACAACGTGGCGTTGGAATATCTTATTGAACAGGAGAATGGAGACTTACAGATTGGTTGTCAGATGAAAACGTTTGCAGACTTTATGATGTACTGGAGTTACCCAACTAACTTTGTAAGGTTTTGGAAACCAAGAGTATTGCAACCTTACTTATTGACTTGGATTAAAGAAGATAAGTATAGAACTATAAAGGTTATTAATGAGAATGCACAAGGTAAGAAGTGGTTTGCTCATTGTTTACTTGTCCCAGTATCAGAGTTTGATAAACTTAAGTCTGTAAATAACTTTTTAGTAAGTATGGATATAGTAGAGAGTGTGTTAAGTGAGTAAACTAGAGTGGCAACCTGATGAAACATTCTCTGATTATAAGAGAAGGAAGCACGCAGGGTTACAAGGTATGGGACAAAAGACTGTTAAGAATAGAGAAGGTTGGTCAGACAATCAAAAGCGTGGGCTAACTAATAAGAACAAAGGTCGCAGGAAACAAAACCTTGCAAGGAAGAAGCTCAACATACCTGACACAAAGTTTAGAAGCCAAATGGGTAACGAGGAATCTTGGAAGGGCGAAGTCAGAGTAGAAGTCAAAGCAGGGAAACAAGTACAAACCTTATGGACAAAGTATCTAAAAGCTAAAGAACAATCAGATACAAACACAAGCATAGGAGATACAAGACCATTCTTGTTTGTTGCTATGCCTGACGGTACATCTAATGGCTTGGTTGTTATGGAGTTAGACAAGCTAGAGGAGATTGTGTTTGCCTTGATAGAGACTTGGGATAGTCAAGCGTAAAATAGGTTTCACGTGAAACAGAAGTAAATACTAAACAGTCCTAAAAACATATTCATAAATATCTCCGACTTTGTAACCTTCAAATGAAATAAGGACTGTATATTGTCTGCCTATTTGTTTTGGTTTTGTCATAGCACCAAATTCTAAGTTTAATGGACTATGATATTTGACGAAGCCTGCTTTAATCATACACTTAAAACAAGTGACACTTTTGTCGGTCTCTAAATAAGTAGCACTCTCTTTGTTACGAGTTTTAAACTCTGTACCACAAATTGTTTTGACATAAAATGGGTGGTAGTCTTTTTCAAAACTTACATCATCAAGGATATGTTCTTTACCTTCCATATCATAATGATAGGAGTCTCCATACCAGTCTCGGTTTCTTGCTTTTAAAGTTCTGTAATTTAGTTCATTCATCTTTTTCTCCCTATACTTACCTTATGTCTGAACTTTTTGTTAATTTCCGTTTTATATAATTATTTTTTATACATTAGATGTATATTTACGCCTAAGTCTCGCCTAAGTCAAATATGTATAAGTCCCAAACAAATCCTAATTAAATACCCTAATATGTCACAATCATAATCTATAATTGAAGTAGTTAAAAGACAGGACGCAAATGACACTTAACGATTATCTTGAAAAGTATGAGAGACACCCACAAAAGTACGGTTACTTTTATGCTACTGAACAAAGAGCTTCACAATGGGAAGAAGTTCTTAGTGCCTTACACAAAGGCTATCTTGACACAACACCACTTGTTGATTACTTAATTGATGAATGTGGTTGGACAGGAGTCGCACCCAAGACAATAAGGAATCGCATTAATGAAGAAAAAAACAGAATCCGAAAAGCTAAATCAGTTTCTTGAACTTTATCAAGACAAAGAGTCTAATAAGAAATTAGCAAAACAAAAGTACCCGATTGGTTGGCAACCACACGCAGAGTACGACCCTAAGTCTAACAAAGGTACATTAGTCTCTCGTGGTACACAAGACCAAGAGCCTGAGTTTGCCACGCTACTACTTGAGTGGGGATTTGACCCAAAGGAATATGAGATAGTAGGAAACCTACAAGTAAGAACTTGGGATATGAATATGGGTGGTGGAGAGACCCAACAGGCTTGGTACTACAAAGCAGACATCAGAAAAAAAGTACCTAGCTTAGATACAGACTATGGTCAGCTTCTTAAAGAGATTAAATCTTATAAGCCTAAGACTGCACCAGTTAAAAAAGGTAACACGGCTTTTATGTACTATGTTGCAGATTGGCAAATGGGTAAGAGAGACGGAGAAGGTAGCGAAGGTATTGTTTCTAAAGTTCTTAACTCACTTACAACTGCTAATGCAAGAATAAAAGAATTACAAAAGACTGGTCACAAGATTGACGAAGTGTATGTCATTGGTCTAGGAGATATTGTAGAGAACTGTAACTTATCAGGTTGGTACTCAAGCCAAGTTTGGAATACAGACCTGCACCTTAGAGACCAAATAACAGTTGCAAGAAGATTACTTTGGAAGATAGTAAAGAACTTTGCTGACCAAAACTATAATGTAGTTCTCTCAGGAGTTACTTCCAATCACGGTCAGAACAGAAGTGGTAAGCAATCTTTAACAACAGAAGAACTAGACAACCTTGACTTGCAGATACTAGAACAAGTTGGAGACCTAGCGTATGAATCAACTTACAAAAATATAAAAGTTGTTGTACCTGATTCTCCACACTTACTCTTAGATGTCAAAGGCTATGCTATGGGTTTCACTCACGGACATCTTACGGCAGGTGGTGGAACGCCTGCAAAGAAGATAGAGAACTGGTGGAAGGGTCAGATGTTTGGATTAAACGAAGCAGGAGACAACCCAGTTGGCGTTGCTCGAATGGTCGTACACGGTCACTATCATCACTTTACTGCCGTTCAGCAAGGTGGAAGAACAATTATGGGAGTACCTGCTATGAGTCCCTCTAATGATTTCCAAACAAGAACTGGTTACTCAACATCAATGGGTGTTGTAACTATGACTGTAACTAAAGACGGTTGGGACAACCTAAAAATCTTGTAGTTCTTCTATACCATAATCTCAGATTATGTGTAGTGTTTTCTAAAATACTTGCAAACTTAATTTGTAAATATAATCAAAGATTGTATTGTTATGTATATAGAGATTAAGAGTCAGTCTCTCAAAATTTAGACTCAAGAACTTGAAGAAAAGAAAGTAGCAAAAACTACAAAGCTCTGATGAGGAGAAGGGAAACAAGTATAAAAAACAAACTCAAACCAAAGGTTTAGAGATATAGTCAAGTTGGTGTATAGAGGGCGACACGAAAAGGTCGGGCTGAGATTCAAGTTCTTCAACGATATACAAGAGCGAGGACTATATCACTAAGCCTTTGGACAGAGAGCTTTTGTGAGCATATTGGATTGTCAATACGCAGATGAGCAAGTCGCACTTGCTACTGGTAAGGCAGTAAGACATTTGGGCAGTAAAGACACGCAAACCTTAAGGCGAAAAATAACAGTATGCTCTCACAAAAGTTCTTTGTAACTGAGTTCTTATGGATATGAGTAGTTGTTTGGCAAGTTCGTTGGAAGCCTTGTGCGAAGTATCGGTTGTACCTGATACTGCGAACGTTAGATGTAAAGAGTATTTAAGATAATTTAGCGAGAAATTTACATTGTTAAAGCATATATTGATTATAAGCAATATGAACTACTTAAAACTTATACACCATTTAGTAATCACGCCTATATAGGTAAGCCGAACAATGTTAGATAAGTAATTTAAGTGAGCAAACATAGACGCTCATATCCGTAAGGACTCAGTAATTGAGAGATTAAAGGCACTTGGATAATGAAGTAGTAATGCCTAAGTAGAGATTAATGTGGAGTATATAAACTGAAGCCAACAAAGTGGTCTTAGAAAGCAGGAATATATGTTGATAGCATTCGAAGTGCGAACAGGACAGATGACGGAAGCAAACCAAGACAAAAAGCAACCTAATGATAACCAAAGGACTAAGTGTCATAGGTGGGACACAAACCCAATCGATAGCCTATGAGTCCAAGTGGCTTTAATTTCTTAATAAAAGATTGCATAAAACAAATCAGAGATTAACATACATATAGATACGGAGTTAATATGACAGATGAAATAACACTTAAAGGATTTGTACAAGGGCGAGTAGATATTGTCGTTGAACAAAGTTATGGTAAGCAATACAAAGCAAGTGGTTGGATAAACCTTGAGCCTGTATTGAGCTATCAGAAACCTATTGACGTGCTTAAAGCAGTCACTAACTTAAACAAAGAAAAGTTCCAACAGTTTAAGTTTGTACTAACACAAGGAACGTATGAAACAATAAAGAACGGAGAAGAAGAATGATGAATGAGCAAGACTTTTTATGGATATTGTTTTGGTCTTTTTCTGCATTAGCAGGGATTGGCATAGTGTTTATGATTATAGAAGAAGTAACACTAAAGTATTATCCACACTTACATAAGAGCGAAGCTACTATTAGTGAAGCTCTTGATGATTTGTATGAAGAACTACAAACACAAAAAGAAATAAACGTAGCAGAGTATCTAAAGGAGAGAGTATGACGCAAGAGATTATGGGTACTGCTGAGATTGGACAATGGCTAGGAGTTACTAGACAAGAAGTAGCCCAATGGAAGTTTCAAGGTAAATTACCTGAGCCTGACCACCAATTAAAAGCAACACCAGTTTGGAATAAGAAAACACTACTTGATTGGAGAGAAGATAACGATTGGGTAGAACAAAGAGTAAATTCTTCTAAGGAGTTAGTAAATGGATAATAAAGATAAATTAATTGTACGACAAGTAGCAATCAAGTCAGCAATAGAATTGGCGAGTAGTGGTTACCCTACTCTAAGTTCTGACGCTGAGATATTTAAGTTTGCACAAGACATAGAAGATTGGGTTTTGAATCCGTTTGCTCAATCTACTAATTCTGTTGTTAGTACACCAATGAAGCAACCAAGCCAACCTATTGTGTCGTCACAAAGCCCAGTTGGTCAAGTAGAGCTTAAATGTCCTGCTTGTGCTTCAAAGGTGTACGACAACAGAGCCGACAAGAAGTCAGACAAAAGTCCTAACTTCAAGTGTGGCAACAAACAATGTGTAGGTGGAAATAATGGTTTTCCTTTTGCAAGTTGGTCAGATGATATTCCAATAGAATGTCTGCCTGATTATAAAGAAGCAAGTGTACCAATAGCGAAGTCAATGGACGAGCTAGAGGAAAATGTATCTCCCTTTTGATACGTACAGGTCTAAGTGAGTCTTAGACGCATAAGACTCACAAAGACTTACAATCTATTTAAAGAAACGGAATTGAAATGAAAATAGAAGCAGATAATTATTTTGCAATAATACCTGAATGGATATTAGACGCAGACATTAGCCCAAGAGCAAAGAATCTATATTGTATCTTGTGGACTTATGCTGATAGAAAAGACGGCTCTTGCTATCCAAGTGTTACCACTTTGTCAAAGCGAGTAGGTGTCAGTCGAGCTAATACACACAAGCTCATCAATGAGCTACTGGACTTGGGTGCTATTACAAAACAAAATCGAGTCAAGGATAATGTAAAGCAAACCAATCTATATTTCTTGATTACAAGCAAACCTAGTGTCGCAGATGATAGTACTACATCTAGTAGTATCGTAGATGATACGAGGGGTAGTATTGCTGACGATACAAGGGTAGTATCGGAGACAATACATAGAACTATAACCAATGAACTAAAACCAATAGAACAAGAATATGTGGAAAAGCCACAAGTAAAGAAGATTGAGGAAGATGTACTTAAACAACGCAAGTCACTCTACCGAGTCTTTGTTGATGAACTTGGATATGAGCCAAGAAGTCAAATGGAGAAATCAGGTTGGTTTAAAGTTTGTAAGGAGTTAACTGACGTTGGTGTCACAACTGATATGCTCAAAGGCTCTATCCTCGCCTACAAGAAGCATTGGAACAACATAGACATCACGCCATACGCAATCAACAAATGGTTTGGTAAGTTTGAAGCTCTTGGCAAAGACGAAGCTCGCAAGAAACAAATGCAGGAGAATCCTACTTTAATATGCGAGGAGAAGGGTCATCACTTCATAGACCATAACTACTTCTTGTACTGTATTGTGTGCAAATTAGAGCAGAAAAAGTAGATTTTTACAAAATAATTTAAAAGTACACTATATGTAGTGGTTTTTATTTAATATATCTTATAAATATGTTTGTTGTAATCAAAGATTATGTATAATAAGAGTATGCTAAACACAGAAAAGGGAGACACAATGAACACACTAGAAATAATCACTAACAAATCAAAAGCACTTGCTAACAATATTAAGACTATTGAGAATGCAGGTTATACAATGAAGTCTGTTGGAGAGCTAAAGACTTTTGTAGATACTCAAAGGTCAGTTTATGTAAAAGAAAATGGTGGAATCACACCTTATGAAATTACCAAGTATGAAACTACTTTAATTATGGAAGATTCCGAAGGCAGAAAAGTTCAAGCTATATTATCTTTAGTTTCAAAGTTTAATGGTAGCAAAATCAAGTCATTCGGTTTTAAAGAAGAAACTGAGGTTGCAAAAGCAAAAATCACAACCGAAAGAATGGATTTGGATTCAATGAAAGTTAAGATTGACGGAGTGTTTTATTCAAAGAACGAGAGTTCTTGGGAGAAAAGCACATTTGCAGGACTAGAAAATGAGCTAGAAGAACTCAGCTACTTCTAAATATAAACAATCTTGTAAGGTCGGTATCATTCGATACCGATTTTGCTATTATGGGTGGATAATGCCAAAAGAAACACTCGCATATAATGATGACTTGGTACAAGCTCTTTGTGATTCAATCGCAACAGGAATGTATGTTAATCTCGCTTGCCAATCAGTAGGCATAGGCACATCAACACTTCACGAATGGAAGAAAAAAGGTCAGCAAGGCATAACACCTTATGACAAAGTATGGAAAAGAATACAGATTGCAGAAGCCAAAGCTATCGAGAGAAGGATTAGAAGAATAGAAGAAGCAGGAGAGAGTGGCTCTTGGCAGGCAGACGCTTGGTACTTAGAGAGAAGATACCCACACTTGTTTGGTAAGAGAGATACAGTCGCCATTGAAAATCAAGATAGTCAAGAAGTAAGACTACGTTGGGCAGACGGTAACTTATTAGACAAAGCTCAAGAAGAAGAATTTGTAGAAGGCGAAGTAGTAGAGCCAAAAGGATTAGACAATGGAGAATGAAGATATAAACCAATCGTTTGCTGAGATTATAGAATTTAATAATCTTTGGATAGACGCTTTAGAGATTAACGAAGATTTTGATGACCCAATTCTTAATGAGTTGGTTGACTTTGAAATACCTGCCGTAGTATTTATTCCAATGATTACAGATATGGGACTGATGTATAGCTCACTTCCAATATCTTCTAAAGCATTGGAAACATTTATTACTTGGTTTAAAGCTCAGGAGTAATATGCAATCATCTTTGGATAGTGATGTCTTATCAGGCTTAGATATTCAGTTGCCACCTTTACACTCAGCACAAATGGAAGTTGTAAAGAATATGAAAAGGTTTACTGTTCTCTCAGCAGGAAGGCGTTGGGGTAAGACCAAACTTGGTGTTTGGCTATGTCTCAAATATGCTTGGGAAGGCAAAAGAGCTTGGTGGATTGCACCTTCATACTCAATGACAAATGAAGCGTGGGCAGATTTAAGAAGTATTGGTATCGAATATGGTATCAGAGTAAAAGAAGCAGAGCGAACAATCGTTACTGCTACTGGTGGCTCAGTACAAGTAAGGTCAGCTGATGACCCTATGAAACTTAGAGGTGCAGGTCTTGACTTTGTTGTTTTAGACGAGTGTGCCTTTATGAAGCCACAAACTTGGGCAGAAGTTATCCGACCTGCCTTAACAGAGAAAAAAGGTAGTGCATTTTTTATAAGCACGCCAAAAGGATATAACTTTTTTGAGAAGTTGTACTCAGAAGCAAATATTTTAGATGATTGGGTTAGATTTACATATCCGACAATAACAAACCCAATTATTGACCCTGCCGAGTTAGAAATGGCAAAACAAGAGATAGGAAGTTTTTTATATGCTCAAGAGTACGAAGCTCAATTTATAGAGGCTAGTGGTGGTTTATTTAAAGCCGATTGGTTTGACCATTACAAAATAGAAGAACGAATAGGAATTGACGAGGAAAAAAATGAAAATAGAGAAATTATTTATAAATATAAGGACAAAGAGTGCAGGCTTGAGGATTGCCGTAGATATGCAACTGTTGACCTTGCAACATCAACTAAACAAACTGCTGACTTCACAGTCATTACATCAGTTGCAATCACACCTGAGGGCAAGATTCTCATACTGGACATTGACAGACGAAGATTGGAAGCACCTGATTTACTGCCCTTACTACAAAGAAAAGTGGAACAGTTTGACTTGGCGTATGTGGGGATTGAGCGAGCAGGTTACCAGTTGGCGTTTATACAAATGGCTAAAAGAGAAGGGTTGGTTGTAAAGTCTCTTAAGGCAGATAGAGATAAGGTATCAAGAGCTTATCCATTGATTGCAAGAATGGAAGCAGGAGATATATTCTTTCCTAAGAACTCAACGTGGTTTGCTGACGTACAAACAGAGTTGCTAAGGTTTCCCGAAGCAGAACACGACGATATAGTTGACTCTTTGGCATACGCAGTAATAGAATCAAAAGTACGGAAAAGTATAAAAGTTTTGTAATTTAAGTTAAGATATAAGAGCATAGAGTAGTAATGCCGATAAGGGTTGCGTCCATTACTACTCAAATGCTCGCAAAGAAGGAAAAGTAAATGGCAGAGAGAAGAAGTTTCAGAGAAGTATTCTTTGGACAAACACCTGAGACTAAAAGAAGTACAGGTTACAATTTCTTTAGAACAGGAATTGATAGTAACAATACAAACTTTATACAAGGTTACCAATCACAAGCAGGACAATTTAATGTACAAGGCTTAGGTAATGGTGCTTCTAACTCAGCAGTCGTCTCTTGCTTACAAGTACTAGGTACTGCCTTCGGAGAAGCAGAATTAAAAGTTTATCAAACTAATGAAGTAGGAGAGTTAGACGTAGTTCCTAATCATCAACTTACAATGCTCTTTAAACGACCTAATCCTTATATGTCAGGAGATGTTGTACAAAACTCTTTAGTACAATCAATGCACGTATCAGGAGACGCTTATCTACTCAAACAAAAGAATGAAGCAGGACAATTAGTCGCTCTTTATCCTCTTATGCCTGAGAACGTTACGCCTAAAGGTAATGATGAGACTTTAATCTCGCATTATGAATATCAAGTAAAGAATGAAAAAGTAATACTTGATAGAGATATGATTGCTCATTTTAGACTTGGACTAGACCCTGAAAACCATAGAAAAGGTTTCTCGCCAGTAAAAACATTACTTAGAGAGATTTATGGAGATGAGAGTGCAGGACAAATGGCTACATCAATCCTCGCTAATATGGGT